GGGCACCTGAGTAACCTGAAGCAGTACCGCGAGCCATCAGCATCATTCTTTCTTCCATTAGCATCGTGGCATAAAGCGTAGATGTTGAAGAAAGCTGACGAAGATCCTGATATCCAAGACCAGAGAAGTTAGCATCGAAAGAAACGCTATCTGATAGTGAGTATGAGTTGTAAGGCAAGATGATGTCATCTGCGGTGTAGCTGATCTTTGAACCACGCTCGAAGTTGATTGAACCGAAAGCGGTAGTTGTAGATTCAGAAACGCCCGGCCAGATTTGACCTTGTCCACCTGTACCTGTACCTGTGTAACCGGTGATGCGCTTGATGCGGTGGCTTGTACCAACGCCCTTCTTGCGAGGGATGCGGTTACGAAGTGGTGTTGGGCGAGGTGTTAGGAGCTTCGCAGGTGCTTCCAAGTCGAAAGCGGCGAAAGATGTTGAGAGAGGAGATGTAAGGCTGATGTCCTTTTGGATCTCCTGTGAAGCAATACGCTGAGAAGCGATCGCGTTGTTAAGACCAGCAAGAGCATCTGGAGCAAGTGACTTTGTAGCCGCTAGTGCTTCGAGAGCGCGTGTTGGATCCTGTGTTGGTGTTAGACCATTTGTGTTTGGTAGTGAAAAGGACTTGTTCAGTTCTCCCTGAAACTCGTCCATACGCTTCGCAGCTTTCTTTGGTGAATCTACATCGCCAAAGAGATCGGAAGCCTTAGGTGCTTGTAATGCCATTAGGCTATTTCCTTTCGAGTGGGTTTATTCTGCGTCAGGTTGACCGGCTTTAGAGAGGTATTCCTTCTCTAATTGCTTGTAACCTTTAGCGAGAATTGGGTCTGATGTCGCTGATGCCTTGAGGCGATATTCAGCGGCTTTAATGAGTAGTTCATTTGAATCATTGACAACAACACGACCAGTACGCTTTGGACCGCCGGATGCCGCCGCTGACTTTGCAATTACGAGTTCTGACTCAAGAGCCACCGACTTATCTTCAGCTGCCTTAATTGCCGCCTTGTAAGAATCGATCTCAGCCTTGACTGTTTCAGACGCACTCTTTGTTGCTTTCTCGATGATCGAAGTTACGAACTTCTCGCCGAGAATATCTTTGATTTCTTCTTCGAGTTTTTCCTCGACCTTTTCGACTTCTTCTTTGATTTCCTCAACGACAGTTTCGTCCTTGACTTCATCGACAGGTGCAGGAGTTTCTTCGGCAGGGGTTTCAACTGCTTCGCCCTCAGCGGACTTGATTGATCCACCCATTTGTTCAGGTGTCATAATCTGTGCAGTAGATACATTTGAAGTTGTACGGATTCCGCCGTTGTTGCCAGCGATCTGAACTGTTGTCTTGCCGTGATTATCTCCGACTTGACCACATCCACATTCGAGGCACTTGCCAACGAACGCTGACTTAGCAGACATCTTCATACAACCCTTGCAAACATCGTCATCGCATCCGCCATCATCTTGGCAAGCAACACAACCATCGCAGTCGCAACCTTCTGATGAGTCTGCATCTTTGCTAGCAGATAGTTCGAGCATTGAGGCATCGGTAGCGAGTGCTTCGCCTTCTTCGACTTCTCCATCCTTGAAATTAAATAGGTGCTTGAGAGCAGATAGGAGCGTGTCAATATCATCGCGCTCGTCTGAATCTGTGTCGGCCATCTCGGTAGCCTCGGTGATAATGAGTTGTGCTAGAGCCTTACGAGCGGCATCGTAAGATGCTTGGTCGAACTTGACCAACCCACCACTTGTTGCCTTGTCGTGCATCTCTAGGATTGTGTCGATAACAGGTGATTTCTTCACGTTCCATCCTTCTGGTAGTTGGTCGATCGCGCCTAGCGCACGAGCGCGGGTGATGATATGAGCTTTTACTTTTGCAGGATCCTTAGCGCGACCAAATGATTGAATCGCATTTTTTAGATCGGCAACAGTCTTGATTGGATAAGAGCCATCTGGCAACGCCATACCTTGATCGGCAAGTTGCTCGCGCTCTTTGTCAGATACTTCACGCTTAACGATCTCTGAGTATTCCTCAACCTTTACGAGTGAGGTTTCGCCTTCGACTGACTTAGCGAGCATCAACTTAGCGTTTGGGTTAGCAGGGCGATCAACAAGAGAAACTTCAACGATCTGTCCATCAATGATGCGACCATTAGCGGCTTTCTGATCACGCACAACTCGAGGTGCCTTGATTCCTATAGAGAAGCCTTTAAGTACGCCTGACTCCACTTTCTTAACGCTAACAGGATCAACGACAAGGACAGAAATGTAATGACCATCCGGCTTGCTTTCATATTCTTTTGCTACTCCTGCCGCGATTGAAGAATGTTGCTCACGAATGTTGCCACCTGACTTAAACCATTCTGGCATCGCTGATGAGAGCCAAGTGTCATCGCAGATTTGTTGATCAATGTCCAAAGAGTCATCAGTTGCTTTTCCATATACGAGAAGCGATCCATCCTCTTGCTTTTCTTGCTTGACGATTGCGGCGTATGAGTTAGCAAAATCATTCATTACTGTTTTCTCCTTGTTTAGTTTAGCGGCAACACTTTCAGCCCAAGACTTTCCAGCATCTCCGCCCCACGCATCCCAAGCCACACGACCTGGAGATGGATAACCTTTTTCCCCTTGACTAAATCCCTCTGCTTTTTTATCAACTTCGTGGCGAGCGAAGAAACTCACCATACGCATAATAGTATCGCGTGATAATCCTTCTCGTCTTGAAAGTTGTCCTGCTCTAGCTCTGCCTGTACTTGTAAAGCCATCACCTGCGTGTCCGTCAGCAATCCAACCGAGAGCGCGTTTAGCGGCTTCGGCTACACCTGCTGGTGGTACGAAAGTGTCTGGCATCTTCTATGCTGAGTAAATAACCGATACTGCGCCTGTGCTAGTTCCCGCGGCTGAAACTGCGTAAATAGTTTCATTGCCGTGCATCCAGATTTGGACACTAGCGTTAGCCGCAAGGTTTTGTCCGCCATTTAGACCGACTGTATTTGTTACCGCATTATCGCCTAAGAAAATAGCGGCTGAATCTCGATTGTTAATTTGAACTGCTACATAACCCACGCCATTCGGCAAGGTAACCAAAGGTGTTGGAGTAGTTCCTACTGTGATATTTGAGTGGTTAAGAGCCATTGGATTCCTTCTCTCGGATTATCGTGTAATTGTAATGCTTTTAATCTTCTGTTGCTTGATCGTCTGAACTGCTAGATGGTTCAGGTGGTACACCCATCGTAGAGCATCGGCAGTTTGGATGAACGGGCAAATCATCGGCACTTAATCCGTTGCTGAACTCGCCATCGACATCGGTAATCTCACCATCGATATCGCACTCTTCATCTTCAGGATCAGAAGCAACCCATTGGATTTGTTCGACACCTAAAGCGGCATAAGAATCTACAGCGGCGGCGTTAGCGGCTCTCGACCCTTCAGTTAGCGCAATCATTAGCGAGCGTTCTGGAGAACCAACAACATCTTTTAGCATTGTTGAAAGAGTTGTTGGGCTTGCGCCGATAGAGAAACCTTCGGCAAGACGGCTCCCGATTTGATCGTAAGTTGTCGCGTTAAGAGTTTGTGTAGTGAGCGTAACTTGACCGAGCAGTTTTTCTAATCCGCCCGGTGGCTTCAATAGAGCCTCTGCCGCAAAGTTGCCCGGTTCCCATTTATCCCATTGAACAGCGTTCTCGAGAACTGAGCTTGCCCACGATACAGAATCCCAGTTGTGAGTTGGTTTCTTCTCTGCTTTCTTTGATCTTAGCGCGGCACCATAAGCATCGTAAGTCGAAGCAACACCCGTGACATACATATCAGCGTAATGTTGGCGAAGCGCAGATTTGAGGGCATCGTTATCAAGAGTCACATTATGCATCGCCCACGCTCTAGCCCTAGCACGATCCTGAGAGATAAACTCGCTAGTCGTTGGATGAGTATGCAGATAATCAATGACGATTTTTTTAGTGTCAAGGCTTTGTTGCAGGGCGGCTCGAATCTTTATTGCCGCCCCTTGAGCAATACGCCCATCGACTTGATGAACTCCAAGCATTAGGCGATGTATGCCTTTGCCAGCGATCGAGCAGTTTCCATATCCCCATCGAAGGCGCAACGATTGAGAGCTTCACCTACGATTGGATCGAGAGCCTTAAACTCAAAGTCGCGGCGAGATGCGCTTCCCTTTTTAGCCCACTTAAGAAACGCTTTGACTTCTGCGCTCGCGGCTTTAGCCATATCGGGAGTGCCTACCCAGACTGGAACTTGATCCATACCGAGAAGCCACATCGCGAACAAGCGGTGATGCCCGTCAATAATGATTTGCTTTTCACCATCGTCATATACGAGCGGATAATTACGGAATGGCTTGAGTGATTGACCCATCGCCTTAATGCGATCAGCAACCTTCTCGCGATCGAGAACTGTGTCTGTAGAGATAAGGTCTTTGACATTAACGAGAGTGAGTTTTGCTTTCTGCCAGACATCAGGATCAACTACGACCTGAGCAGTTGTTGGCCAAGGGCTTTCAACGAAGTCTTGAGGGTCACCATCTTGCTCGACTGCATCACCGGCAGGGTTAGGCAACACGAACAAACGAGAGAGAGCGGCTTCTGCTTCTAAGATAGAAGGTACGCCAGCCTTTTGATAATCAGCATCGAGGGCTTCATTATTCTGCGGGGTTTCAGGTGTCGTATCTGCTGGCGGGTTAGCGTCATCTGGAGCAGGTTCAACTGGAGCCAGCGGGTCAACATCGTCAGAAACATTCTCAACGCCCGGAGTTGGAGCTGCGGCGTTCACGATTCCTTCAGGTGTGAAGAGGAATACGCCGTTACCAGCAACAAGGATTGGTTGATCTGCGGCTGGAGTATCTAGCAAAGGCAAGCCAAGTTCACTGCGGCGTTCGTTAAGAGTCTTTGTTCCGCCACGAACTTCGAGATCAGACTTCTTTGCCATCTCTTCGTTATCGCGGATCTCACCGACCATAAACTTGAACTCTAGTTCACGAGGCATACCGAGATAAGTGTAGGAAAGGTTTGTGAGCATCTTGCCGATCCATTGAACAAGCGGAGCGACACCGATTGACTGAGCGGCTTCAGCTTCTCCTTCTTGATGACCTGAAGCACCTAGTCCACCCTTAGCAGAAAATCCGATCTCAGTTGGCAGTACGCCAAAGTGACCAGTAATCGAAGTAATCAAGTATTCATCAAGCGTTGCTTTGAACTTCTCGCCGTAGCCTTCGTAGAACTGTGGCTTGAGACCGGAAGGCAAGATAAGAGCGCGTTTGCGTTGCTCAGTTTGTCCAGCAAGGTTGTCGTTGATGATGTTTTCGTACTGCTTCATAACTAATGGATCGTTACCAAAATCAGCATCCGAAGTAAGCATCATTTCAGGCGATACGCCATCGGTATATTCAGCGCGAAGCCATTGTTGACGGCGTAAGTAAAGATCGGCTAGTGGCAAGCAACGCTCAACAGGTGATGACCCATAGACAGAGTTGGCTCTGCGGTTACGGATGAGATAAGTCAGATCATCTGAAGTGAACTCACCATCGGCGGTTACATCATCAGAGTTTGCTTGAAACTCAGAGCGAGGGAATCCGTAAAGGATTTGCTGGTATGCAGGTTGCGGTGGCATTGGGCGCATACCGCGATCATCAAGCAAAGGTTTAATCGTAGAACCATCGAGGATTTGCAGTCCGTACAGTTCTCCGCCTACTGTCTTTTGCGGCCAGATAGCCCACGCATCAAGCACGAGGATTTCTTCTAGGCTCATCATCATCCAGTCGATAAATGTGAGTCCGTTAGCCTTATCTGGATTCTCCCAGAATGTACGCACTCGGTAAATCTCATCCGAGAACTTAGAACGAGCCAAACTCATAGCGCGAGTGTGATCTCCACCGATCTCAGCAATAATCTTTTCGCTTGCATCTTCGGCAATAGTGATATCCCAGTCAAGTCCGGAGATTTTAGCCTTGAGAACTTCTACGCAACGGCGAACAATATCGATCTGTTCAGCGGCACCACGAAGAGTGTCGAACGGAACGAGTTTCTGAGCCGTTCCAATGTTAATGTTTTGAGCGACTTGGTATTCATAACGGCGAGGATCTGCACGACCATCATCACGAAGCGGGTTAATAGCACCCGGCATAATTGGCAAGCCCGGACCGAATGGAACTCCAGCAAGAATTGGGTTGCGAAGTAGCGGAGTTTGTTGTCCGTAAGTTTGGTTCTGGTTAGCATCTTGCATTTGGCGTTCGGTCATCACGACTGCGCCCGAAGGTAGATTAACGGTGCTTGGAGCCTTCTCAATTTGTTGTGCTACTGCTTTTGCGAAACGGTCGATCAGACCCATAGTTTCCCCTTAGTAATGCCTCTTGTAAATCAGGCTGGTGTAATGATAGCGGTATTGCAGCGCGGACACGATCTCGTTCCCTTGACAAGTGGCAATCTGCAAGATGGGCAGAAGTCCGCCAGGGCCGCTAACGACCTGAGAGCATTAGATCCGCCCATCAAGTCTGATACCGCCCAGACCATCGCATCCATACGATCGGGTGACTTATCACTATCCGGTTCCCAAGTAACGAGTTGATCTTCTAGTTGGGCGAAATTATTTCCAACCATATGCAAGCGCAACTGTTCAGATAACGCGGAGATAGGCTCAGCTCTTACTCTCTTTCCTCGAGAAGCGTGAACCTTGCGATAAGGCACTGAAGCATCAACCTGCCTCAATAGGCTTTCGATCATATCTCCACCATTGTTGGCTTCACCAATAACTCGATCGCACTTATATTTCTTATACATCTCGATCGCCTTACGCGCCCAGTTCTCAGGTGTACCGCGCATCGAAGCATCTTCGAGAATGTAGTAATGCCCGTCAGGTGTTGCTCCAGCGACCACGATTCCAGTTTCATCAGAGCCTTCGCCACTTGTTACGGCAGGGTCAATAGCAACAACGACTCTGAAGTAAGGCGGGGCATCTTCAGGCTTGATACGAGCATCTTCGATCAGTTGGCGAGTCCAAAGAGCTGAGTCTGATTCAGTAAGCAACTCGCCGTATAACTCTTGTCTGCCCATACGAGTGCCGGCATAGCGAGCCTGCAACTCTAACAAGGCTTGCGGTGCCAGATTAGCGGCGTTGTCGAAAGTCGAGCCTCTGACTACCTTCACGCTTCCATCATCTCGGTTTACTAGATTACGAATCAGCGATACGGGTCGCGGGGTTGTGGTGATAACAGTTCGAGGATGGCTTCCTAAGCGCATACCAAACTGAAGTTGATCCCAAGTGTCGGGATAACGCCAAGCGGCTAATTCGTCACACCAAGCCCCGTGGTGTTGTGGTCCACGCAAGCGGTCAGGCTCATCGGCTGAGAAGAGCTTGATCTTCGAGCCGTTAGTGAGGGTTATTGCGCCCTGTGACCTGTTGTAATCTGCTAGGGAGCCGTAATCTCTGAGGATGTTGATGATTCCAGACTCACCCTCAGCGCATACATCGCGCACATCGCCAAATGTCGGAGCAACGATCGCCCATCGGGTGTTGTTCTGAGTTGTCGCTTCCCACGCTAGCCACTCAGCGGCAGTTCGAGTTTTGCCAGCACCGCGCCCTGCTAGATAAAGATAGATCGACCAATCTTCTTTACTGTTCGGTAACTGCTCCGGTCTGGCTAGTTCCCTCGCCCACGATAATCTGCGCTTCCTCAATTTCTCGTATTTGGTCGATAAGTCTTTCTGTGCTTTCGCGTAGGTAGATTCCGTCATAAGTAGTCACCTCCACCTCAGTCTTGACTGGCGTATCAATGCCGAACATTTTGGCATCTCGCTCTAATATCTTGAGCATAACCTTAATTGCTTCTAAGTCACCACGCTCAACCGCTGGCCAAATAGCCAAGAGAGCAACTTCTAGTCTTTCCTTATGCAGATCGCGGATCTCATTAGCAAGAGTTTCATCTTTCGTGCGATTCACATAACGCTTGAAGGCAGCTCTGGCACCTGATTCATTGGCATAATCTAATTTGTCGGCAATCTGCTGAAAGGTCGCACCTGCTACGCGATACTGCCAAACCTTGATCTCGCGCTCAAAAGTATCGTGATCTAGTTTGACCACATTCGTAATGTTTTCATTCATAGTCGCATTACGCTTCTTGAGCGGTTGGCAAGGATTGCACTTGCACCTCGATACCGGAAGTATCGCGGCTCGCTATTGAGCCTTCAACCGCAGATGGATAAGGCAAGCGTAACTTGTCCACTTTTCTACGCATAGCCTTGTCTAGGGGATAAATGTAACGATATTTGCCTTTCATTTCTCTTGCTGGTAATTGCTTTTGTTGCTCTTTAGACAACTTAGCAATTTCCGGAACAGTTCCGAACCCTGTAGGTCTAAGCATACGAGAGTGAAACCATTTGCCTTTATAGTAATACTCTTTGCTCGCAGAGCTTTGCCCGCAGTAAATCCAGTTCATCGCTTGATAGATTATGCCTTTATGGTCGTGTTCTGGGTCAGCAAAACTTACGATCAAACGCAAGCCCGGATTTGACTCTTTTAGATTTTTAATTGTTTGCGACACAATCTGACTAACTGACGCTTTGTGTTTGTTCAGAGCAACTCTTACTAATTCACAACATTCGATCTGACTTAACCCGTACGCTGATCCCAACTCAGGTGATGCCCCGCGCCCATAGATAACTGCACCGATATAGACATCATCTTCCCATACCCCGTAACTTATCAACTTGCCGATAGGCATTTGTTGAGAGTAGTGCCAATTCATTACGGCGTATTTAGCGGCTTCATATGAACAAGGCGCAATTACAATACTCATACAGGTTCGATCTCACCTTTTGCGCCCACACGCCATTCGAATGAACATTGAGGGCACATATTTGATGCGCGTTGATCTAAGCGTGGTTGCTCGATATCTTCCGGCTTGAAATCTGGCAATACAGTTTTCTCAAAGCCTAGTAGATCGATGCTCCAGCCTAGATCGCTTAGTTCGTCTAACTGTCGTGAAAGTGTAATTTGATCCCACTCTGCTAACTCAGCTGATCGATTGTCAGCGAGCGCATAAGCCTTCGCGGTTTCAGCATCCCAGTCGCTAGGGCAGAGACTTACGGCAATCTCAGTCCACCCAAGCAATTTAGCGGCTTCGAGCGTTCCGTTGCCGGCTATTACTGTTCCGTTATGAACGACTATCGGCTTGCGTTGTCCGAACTTATCTAAACTTGCAACAATCGCATCAAGGTTGCGTTTGGAGTGTTTCCGGGCGTTCTGCGGGTCGAGTGTCAAACTGTCGATCGTTACTGTTTCCAATTTCATTGAGAGCCTCTAATCTTGCATCGAGTAGTGAATCCATCTCACCCATCAAAAAAGCCTTCCTTTGGTGGGTGAGTCTATTTCCATAACGATCCTTCAATAATTCGGCAAGATGAGCGATCGCTTCGTCAATGTCAGCAATCGTAATCTCATCCTTGTCGATAATCATAGGAACCATTTTAGCGTTTACGGGCTTGGCGTTTTTCCTTATACGCTCTCACATCGTCAGCGAGATAGAATACGACTTTACCTTCTCGCTTGACCCAAGCAATCGTTTTGCGAAATTGCAGTTGGCGCAAATTGTTCATCGTGATTTCTAAATGATCTACGACTTGTTGCGATGTCCATAGCTCTTCTACCACGATGG